TCTGCACCGACCGATCCCGCTGAGCAGTTCGCTCTCGTCCACTGCGCCCTCCGTCAGGGCAAGCGTGAGAACGAAGCTGATCTCGAAGCGGCAGTCGCTGGTGGTCAGCTTGACTGGCTCGTCGACCTGCTGTGCAACTGCAACGCTGAGATCCGCGAGTGGGGCTACCGCACCGCTACCTCCAAGCACTGCGGCATCCCGCTCAACCAACACTCCCGCCGCTCCGCCATGCAGGGCGTAGCCTAAACTACCGTAGTTTGCCGCTGCCTTAGAAAAAGATTTGACACTAAGGCAGTGGCTGCTATTCTCCATAACCTCAACCCGAAACCTGAACCCCACAATCCAATGAACCAACTCGACACTATCAACTCGATTGTCATGGCCCGCCTTCTGACAGGTAAGCCCTCCGTATCCGCCAAGCTGGAACGCCAGCATGAGAACATCGTCTGTGCCAGCGGCGCAGAGAGTGACGCAGTCCGTGCCCCATCAGGCCGCCTGTTCGCTAAGGGTGGCCTCGTCGCCGATGCATTCAGCATCATCAACGGCATGAGCGTCATCCTCCGCAAGAAGGGCAACGCTGTCCCTGACATGGTCGGCGCAACCTACCTGCAAGCCGACGACATCGACGAAATCCAGAAGGAGTTCGACGAGCGCACCGACAAGCTAGATCAGCTCAAGGCGCAGATCCGCCAGCAGTACGCCAGCCTCGTGCAGGCTGGGCAAGCTCACTTGGGTACTCTCAAGAACGAGATCATGTACCCCACCGTCGACGAGTTCCTCGATGACTTCCGTTTCCAGCTCAAGTGGCTCGGTCAACCTGCTGGCATCGAAGGCACTGTCCTTGGTGCAGTGAGCCGTGAGACCGCCGCCCGTGTTCGGGCTGCGTCTCAAGCCGATGCCCAGTCCATGCTCACCGAAGCACACGGTCGCCTCGTGCAGACCGCTATCGCTGAGATGGGTGATGTCGTCACTGCCCTCACCACTGGCAAGCGTCTCCGTCAGGAACGCCTCGACAAGCTGTCCCGTCTCGCCGACGAGATCGAGTCGAAGAACTGGCTGAAGCTGCCTGAGCTGCGCGACACCGTGACCCGCCTCCGTGAACTCCACATCGATGCAAGCGAGATCCCTCTTGAGGATGACCGCAAGCAACACGCTGCCCGTATCGAATCCGCCCGTGAGGATGCCAGCAAGACGCTGGCTTCCCTCGGCCTGTAACCTGAACCCTGAAACACGAAACGATGAACCATTTCCAATACACCCCTGACTGTGACACCTACAGTCGAGCAATGCGAAGGGTCTCCCGCTACGGCGGGATGGCCTACGGCAAGCTGCTCACGTTGAAGGTCTGCGGCACGAACGATTGCCCCTACGGTGCGACCGATGGACGCAAGCTGCTCCTTAACCCCGATGGCATCGAACGCCTTAAGCAAACCAGCAACCCCGTTGGCTACCTCGCCTTCCTGCTGGTGCATGAGGCACTGCATGCCCAACTGTCCCACGCCACTCGTCTCCGTAAGTTGGCCGACCCGATGACCTCCAACATCGCTGCCGACTACATCATCAACGCGATGATCGCCGACATGAACACCGCCGCCCTTGAGGCAGGTGCGAAGTCCGTGCCCTTCCCGTTCATCCCGAACGTCCTGCTGGACAAGGAGTTGTCTAAGGATCGACACGTTGTCGAACTCTACAACATCCTCAAGACCAAGCAGGAACAAGAGGCGCAGCAACGTGCCGCCGACCAACCTGACAATGATGACGGCGAAGAAGGCGACGCTGACAACAAAGACCAACGGGACATGACCGACGAAGAAATCGACGAGCAATGGGACGCCGACAATGAATGGCCGAACGGCGGCGATGACGCAGACGAAGAAGGAGACGACACCTCTGGTGATAGCTCCGACTCCGACTCCGACTCCGACTCCGACTCCGACTCCGACTCCGACTCCGACTCCGACTCCGCCAATGGCGTACCTGCTAACGACGAGCCCAAGACCGACGAAGACATCCTGAATGACTGGGTCGGTACGGCGGCTGGCACTGACCTCGCCGATCCCATCCTCGATGAGGGCGAGACCGAAGAGTCCTTCGCTGAAGCTGTCGACGAAGAGAACGAGCGAGTCATCCTGCAAGACCAACTGGCTGAGCAGGCTGGCACGTCTGGCCCGTCTGGATCTCGTGAGATCGTCGAGCAACGCCGCCAGTGGGCTGGCCTTGAGTGGTCGGACTACGTCAAGCAGTGGATGACTGACAGGCTGGATGAGGGCTGGAACAAGCCCATCCGCATCAGCACCTTCGCTGCCACTGGCCTTGTCGAAGATGACCGCGAGTCGAACAGCATCGGCGAGCTTGCCATCGTGGTCGACACGTCCATCAGCGTCCCGTCCTCTGTCGTACAGGAGATGCTCGACGCGACTCAAGATTCGATCGACACACTCCGCCCCAAAGCTGTCCACCTGATCAGTCACGACCACGCTGTCCGCGATGTCTTCGAGTTGAAGGCGGGTGACGAAGTCCCTCGTAAACTGGCTGGAGGCGGCGGTACGCTCTTCGCTCCTGTGTTCCGACACATCGAGGAGAACTGTCCTGATATCGACGGCATCATCTACCTGTCTGACCTCGATGTCCACGACTGGAATGACGTTGTCGAGCCACACGTTCCAGTACTCTGGCTCGACTGGTGTCCGTACCGTGACCACTCAGTTCCCTTCGGGGAGCGCATCAAGGTAAGCTGTGCATGAATGCTATCCTATCATTCCTCTGTGCAGCGATCCCTGCTTCCGTCTTCCTGATCATTCTTTGGATGATCGCAGGATAACCCTCAACCCACAATTCAACTTAACACCAATATGAAACCTGAACCCCTACCCCATAACATGAGCAACCCACCTACTAACCTGACCCATCCTTCCCAAGTATGGGACAACATCAAACCCATCGCCGCTGTCCAATCCCTCCTGCCCTACCGCAAGCACGGTATGTGGGTTTACGACGACGCCGATAACGAACTCGTGGCCGAAGCATTTGTCTGCGGCATGAGCGAGATCATCGACGACATCCTCATCCGCAGCGGCATCAATCCGAAAGACGTGAAGGATGGCTTCCGCCTGACGTTCTCGCCCTTCGAGTTCCCGAACGCTGTCCGCTCACTTGAGTGGCAGTACGCTGCGAACAGCGGCAACGTCTACAAGTGCAGCGAGACAGACGCTGAAGGCTGGCTCTGCCCCGCCCTCCTGCTGTACTTCTCCTGTCCGCCGAAGGTGCTTTTTGCTCGTGCCGACAAGCTGTCGCCCGACGAACTCGAAGAAGTCCGCTGGCATCCGTCCCACGAGGACAACGAGCCTACCATGTTCGACGACCACGAAGAACAATTCCTGTAACCCCCAACAACAACCAACAACCCACCACCTGAAGCATGAACGCTGAACAATCAATCACTACACTACCCGCTGGCCGATACTTCATCGGCGACCTCTGCTACGTTATCTCTGATGACGACTGGATGGGTATGGTCGAGCTTATGGAACTCGATGACTTCACCTTCACCGAAGGCGTCTTCAATGGCCGCCCGTTCGCTGTGTCCTCTACGATGTGGGGTGACGGCTCGTATGAGTCCGACCACTACGTCGAAGGCGAAGACAACGAAGAGCCCTTCCGCTTCGGCGTGGACGCTGGCTGCATCGGCGTCATCCGTATGGAAGAGGCGGACTTAGGCCCGCTCAAGGATGAGCATTGTGATCTAGGCGTGGTCGTCGACTTCGACAAAGACTTCCAAGTCGCTGGCTGCCCGCAGACCAAAAGCTACCGTGATGTGTGGGATGGCATCATCCACATTGACGACATCGAAATCTACACCGACTGATACCATGTTCATCTACCACTACTTACACGAACTGGTCGACGAATACCGCGACAAGATGGCAGCAGCCCGCTTCGTTATGCTGGTCTACGCCACGCCGTTCGTGTTCTTCGGCAGTCTCGCCGTCGGCATCAGCCTGATCGCTGGTGCTTTCAACACCTCAGCTAAGATCTTCGCCGTTCTGGCGGGGATCTTCTGCACCCTGTATCTTGTAGAGTTAGTCATGTATCTCTACTACCTGTTGCGGTGCAACCAACTCACCACCCGTATCGAACGAATCAACAACATTAACTCCCAACTCTAATGAACCGCATTATAAACCTCACCCCTCACACCATCAATATCCTTATCCCGAAAGGCCATAAGCTGGATATCTTTCCATCTGGCCGCATCGCTCGCCTCAGCTACGAGACCGAATCAGCAGGTGCGCTGGAGTACGAAGACGCAGAGATCGAAGTCACCCGACACACCAACCCCGTCATCGACAACCTGCCTGAACCTGAACCCGACACCTTCTACATCGTGCCGCTCGTCGTGGCTCAGGCAGCTAAGCGCGCTGATGTACTGTCTCCTGCACGGCTCGTTCGTGACGCTGACGGATACCCGATAGGTTGTACAGGGTTCATGGCGCATGTGTAATTCCAACCCCAACACGAAACATGAAAACTGCAACCAGCGAAACGATCCATGTGTTCAGTGACGACCTGACCCGAAGGGCGAGGTTCATCTTCGGAGAGTTTGTCGAGTCCGCTTTCTTCTCTTACGAAGCAAAGTCAGACCGCTCCGACATCCATAAGGGCATGGACATCGCCCACCTTTCCCAACAGGTAGCGAGCGACCAACCCAATACTCTCCACGAGATCGTCATGCCTACGGCTGGCGAAGTCGTGATCCTGTTTGCTAATGGCAAGTCTGTCGCGTTCGGTGTCACCGAATGGGGCGAGATCAGATGCCAGAAAGAACTCAACCCCGTACCTGAACCCTGAACCCTGAATCCTGAACCAGTGATCAAAGGTTTAGGGTACAAGGTCTACCCTAACGTAACTGTCACCGACAAACTTATGCCCGACAAACAACACAACCAACCAGCATTCCCGCAAGACCTACAAGGTCGTCGAGGAGATGACCCACATCTTCAAGGCATGACCCTACGAGATTACTTCGCCGCTCAAGCGATACCCAACGTAGCAGAGATGACGATACGTGAAGCCGCTAAATCCCGACGCCAACCACCGAAGGACGAAACGCTCAACACCATCGCCATCCTGTGCTACAACATCGCAGACGCAATGCTTGAACAAAAGAACAACCATGAATCCTGAACCCCAAACAAACCACAAAAAACATGACACTAGCACAAGCATACAAAGAACAATTCGGGAAAGTATCGTATCCTTTTAGTATACACGATGCCAACGGCAACGAGACATACTCTGAGGACAGCGATGGCTTTTGGTGGAAGTGGGAATACGACTCCAACGGCAACCAGACATACTTTGAGGGCAGCAATGGCTATTGGACGAAGTGTGAATACGATTCCAATGGCAATGAGACATACTATGAGGACAGCGATGGACACATTGAAGGACAAAAGCAAACCATCGAGATTGACGGGGTGCAATACTCAGCCGAGCAGGTGCGCGAGCGAATTGCGGAACTTAAACCCGTGCAAGACAAGTGAACCACCAACCGAAAACGAGAGAAAACAACCATGAATCCTGAACAACAACGAATCGCAATCGCAGAGGCGTGCGGGTGGACTGAGTGCCGACTAATAAAAAGCTACGATGGGGAGCAAGTTCCTTATGGAGTTGCTCCTAATGAATCACCTATTCTAAAAGAAACGCCCGACTACCTCTACGACCTCAACGCTATGCATGAGGCAGAGGAAGTTTTATTTGCACGAGGTTGGGAATGGCAAGTTCGCTATTATGACAGACTTTGTGCAATGTCGGGCTGCTCTAACAGCGGTGTACACACTCTAACGCTTACCGCCGCCCAACGCGCTGAAGCGTTCCTCAAGACCATTGGAGAATGGGCCGACGCTTAATCGGGATCTTCGATATGGAGATAACGGGCTCGCTTGTTTCGTGCTTTCACCATCTCATTCAAGCGGGCCGCATAGCCTCGTTCGACCAAGCCTTTGGCGTACTGCTTGTTGATTTCGGGGCGATCCATGATGCCGTGGAACATAAGTCGAGCGCGGTTACCTCCAACGCCTCGACTCTTTAGCATTCTGAACTGATCCTTCGCCAACAAGCCCAAGCCTTCGAAGCCGCGAGCTATTCGCAGCATCTCTTGGTTCAGAGCGCGCTTGCCATCTAGTTCTCGCTGGTAGATAGAGTCGATCTTATCAGGATCGAAGGACTCCTTCGAATACAGCTCGTACTTCTGCTTGTTCACTGCGCTCATCCGATCGAGGTGACTGTAGATGAATCGGCGATACTGCTTCTGTAGGTCGACTTCGTGTACCTTGACGGGATACGCTCCGTCCAACAACTGACCAAGAGGCGAGTTGGAGAACCCTTCGTAGTCTCCGCCCGTAGCATTCTTCGCGTCGATCATGTCCTTCAAGAGGCGAGGCTGATACGAGTTCTCATACAGGTAAGTCGCCGACTTCAGGAGGCTCGCCCCCAAACCATCTACGCCTTCGACCCATATCGGATCATCGGTCGTGCTGTTGCGGTTTTTGAGGACGTCCATCATCGACCCCGCCAAGATCTGATCATCGAGGTAGGTGTCGAAAACCATTCCTTTCGTAAACTGTCCTACAGCATCGGAGATATCTCCCTTCGCCAGTTTCGGCAGAGACCGAAGAAACGGATCGACGAGCAAGCTGAAGGGGTTCAGGTAAGTCATGTTGACCGACCTGAGATTACCTTTGTCGTCCCGCAGGTAGAAGAAGGTATGGCCTCGCAAGTACTCAGGCATAGACTTGCGGAGTGCTTCGTCCTCTTCTCCACCAACTCCACTGAGCGCAGCCAGCGTCGCAGGAACGGCGGCAGAGAATCCACCTAGAACTCCAGTCATCGCAAAGAACCGCCGTGTGCCGCGAGCGCGTACCATCGGGTTATTGCTTTTACGCTCTCGCGCGGCAAGTTTGTAGGTGTTGATGACGATACGGGGAACCTCCATTTTGAACCTGATGAACGGCGCGAACACCATACCGAATCCAGATTTGGTCAGCGATTGCGCGAGCGGGGGAGCCTGCGACAGAGACTGAGCGGTCATCAAAACCTTCTCAGCAGCCATACGCTTAAGATCGTATTCGCTCATTCGACCGATGTCTGACTTAGGATAGCGGCGTTTAGCTTCCAAGAGCATCGACAACTCGTTTTCGTAGTAGGCAATCTTGTAGCGTCCGTCGATTGCTGCGGACAAGTCGGCCAGCTTTTTCTGCAAAGTGGCTGCTCCTTTCTTGGTCTTGCCGATTACTGGAATCTCATCGATTGCTTTGTTGATCTTGGCTAGTGCGCTATCGGGATCGATTTCCCCATTCAGCAACTGGCGCAACAATCCTGCATGCAACTCGTCGCCGACGATGTTCAATCCTGTCAACTCCGTCAGGTACTCTTGCACCTGAGCGTCAGTCAATCGCTGACCTTTCTCGTCCAAGCTAGTGCGGTTGAACATCAACGAGCGGCCCATCATCTTGTCTACTCTGAAGAATCCTTGAGCAGGCCCGAAGAACAGGAAGTTACCTAATGCATTCCGCAGGAAGAAACCAACAGAACCTAAAGTCTTCATGGCCATCGCTTGGCCAGTGAGTTTTTGGGCGACGACTGAAAGACCGCGCACCGCTTTTTCCGAAGTAGAGTTATGGTCAACAGTGAAAGATGGGTTAAGCGTATCTTGCATCGCCTCGACCATATCCCTAGGCCCGTACAAGTTGTTCAGCGGGTCGTTCGGGTTGGTGCTGTTGCCCCTGCGAAGAGGCACGTAGTCCTCATATTGGTCTCGCGCAGCTTCGTACGTGGCTTGATCCACTAGGAAGCCTTGCTGCTTACCGACCTCAGCGACGTTGTTGAGGAACGTCTGCTGCGCGGCGACGTTAGCTACCGTCGAGAACGTACGGACAATCAAGTCTGTTCCCTCCTGTGGCCCGTACTCGCCCAGCAGCTCACGAATGACTTTCGGTACATCTTTGCGTTTCTTGAGGTTATCCTCCAACACTTTCAAGCCGTTCGCTGACTGCGGAGATACTCCAGTCCGTTCACTATACTTGTCGAGGAATGCTTCCAACGCAGCCGACCCCGCAGTGTGGCCGTAGCCTGCTTTGTCGTATGCCTTTTTCACAGCCTTCTTCGCCTTCTTCGTAGCCTTATCTTCGGCCTTAGCTTTGGCTAACCCCGCGTCCATGCCTTGGTCGACCAACTTGTCGTAAGTCTGAGAGTAAGTCGAATTGTACATGTTCTTGTACAGTTCGTCCTCGAAGAACTTCATAGCGCGGTCGCGCAGATCAGCATACTGCGGATCGGTTCTCACACGTTCAGCAAACGTAGGATCGTTAAACATGCGGTAGGCGCGAGTAATGTAGATCCCACCAGTGCGGTCGATCTTAGCGGAGATCTCGTCGGTCAGACCAGCGTCTTTCATCTTCTGTTGGATCGGCTGGATCAGGTCGCGGCGCATCGATTTAATGTGCGCGGCGAGTTCAGAAGAACGCTGCCCCAGTTTAGTCAAGGCAGCATCAGATGCGCGTTGAGCTTGCTTAAGTGCAAGTTCCTCAGCGTTCTCGATAGACTTGTCTCGCTTAGCGCGACTGGAGTCCCGCATGATCTGCTTCTCTCGTGGAGTAAGTTGATCATTCTGATTGATCCTATCAAGGCGAGCCATGTGTTCATCGTCGAACTGCTGGATCGTGTCTTCGTTCAGTAGACCGCCGTCGACATAACCTTGAGCCTGAGCGATCAAGTCCCAGTCAGTGTTGGACGGGTCGCCGTAGGCTTCGACGATCAGCTTATCCATCTTCTCCTTATACTGCTTAACCAGTCGGGTAGAAGCCCGCTTAAACGCTTCACGTTGATCGATGAGCTGCTTGACTGGGCGACCGACGTCACCCATGAACAGGCGGCTGAGCCAACCCTTCGGTGCTTTGTACGCTTGATATTCGTACATGGGCATCTCAAGAAGCTGAACAACATTGCCGAAGTCCACACCGTCGAGGCTGCTTGAGTTGCCTGCGTTCTGACCAATGCTGGTGAACACAGGGAAATCGAGAAGACCTTCATTGATGACTCGCGCATTGTATTCGTCTTGCAAATCTTGATATGCCTCTGGCAACGACTCACTGTCGGTTTCCTTCTTCAGCTTGCGGCGATTAGTTTCAAACTCATCGACGATCGCAGTCAATTCAGGGATCTGTTTTACGGCGATGAGTGAACTAAATTTACGCTGAAGAAATGCTGCGAGATTCGCGCTATACCGAGAGAGGCTCATTTCAACTTCGGTCTGAACGCCATACATTTGCCACAGATAGGCCACACGATTTCGAGTTGCGCGAGGTATGTTTTCGTCGTGCAGACCATAAAAGAAGTCAATCTGACCGTCTGGCCTAGTTACCAGACTGCGAAGTTCCTTCAACTCAGCTTTAGCCTCTTTCAACAAGGTCTGAACGATCTCTTCGTTTGTCAATCCTGACACATATTTCAGAGTTAAGCCTTTGGCGTCATCAGCAGGTTCACCATCTTTTACTGTCGACCCATATAAGTCTAGATTATCGCCCACATCTGAAACTGCGTTTCGTATCGAACTCTCTACGGTCTTGAAATACATTGGGTCAAAAATAGCTGTGTCAGGGTTTGAGGTGGGTGACTTCACCATGTCAAAACCGTAAGCAGGCCAACTATAGTAACCGTTCATAGAAAGGTTGCGGGGTGCTAATGACTCCATGCCGCTCATTTTCACCGAAGGAGAGTCTTCCTGATTTACATTGGGGGCGACAAATCGATTTATGATCTCCTTGTACGCTCTGGAAGTGCGGACATCACTACTCGAACCTCCTGCGGTTGTAGTGATACGCCTTATACCTAATTCTTGGTTGTTGACGATCAAGGTCGTAAGCAGAGTTTCCGCGAAAGACGACCCTATACGCGCTCTACCAATTTCTTCGGCAGATTTCATTTCTCCGATCTTGATCACCCCATTGCCTTGCAAATACAAGTCGACGGAGTTGATTTCTTGGCCCTCGTCGCCCTTCAAAATAATGTCTACTTCACCTTGGTCAGTCTTAACTTCGAGAGCGTAGTCTGCACCTACATTAACAGCTTCGAATACTTCTTTGATTTTTTCGCCGAAGACAACGTCAGAATCTAAGTCAGAATCTACGCCGAAAATCTCATCGTCAGTAGCCATAAACTGATTAAGTTCAGGGTCGAGGTCATCGAGATCAATAGGCGCACCTGCCAATTCCATTTCTAGTGCCATTTGTTCTTCCTCCATGAACGCATCACGCTCCTCGTCAGTCATGCTTTCTACATCGATATCACGTTTCTTGGTTCGGCGAGCAAGTTCCATGTTGAGTCCCGCATAGTTCATGATGCGGTTAAACGCTTTGGAGTCGATGGCGGTAGCAGCGAACAGCGCGACTTGATTCGCGGCATTAGTGTAATCCTCAATGTCACCCAAAGGATCTGCGTTCAGCGCGCGCATGTATGCTTCCACAGACTCTGCGGGCAGATTAGGGTTAAACGTCTGCGACAACTTCTGGCGAGAGAATCCAAGCTCGATGGCTTGCATCTCACCGATCACTTTAGTCAGTGCAGCGTCCATCGTTCCAGATGCACCGTTCAAGCGGCGGTTGGCCGCCCACTTGTTAATCACGCCACCGATGTAACGCTTAAGGATCGCCAGCAAAGATGGCTTGGATCTCCAGAACTCAGCGTCCTCTTCAGTCGTATAGCCGCGAGTAATCTCCTGCAATCGCATGCGGAGTTTTTCCTCAGCCAGTCTGAACTTCTCTTCCGCAACAACGGCGGGATCTTCTGACTGCAAGTTAGCTAATGCTTGTTGCTGCTGATCTGGATTAAATCTGTAGTACTCACTCGCGATCTCCGCGTACTGCTCATCTGACAGGGAATCGACTAGACCGTCAATTTCTGCTTGAGTCAGTGCGCCGAAGGAAGCCTCGTGGCCGATCTCTTCGTGGAGCATGATATCCACCATTTTCCGCTTACCTAGTCGGTCGAATGACTCCAGACCTCTCATAAGGATCTTCGGGTTTATGAGGATAAAGTCACCGTCTGCGCCCATCGCGGCTGGCATGTTTGGATCATGCTTGAACTGGACGCCGTACGGCAGCCGTTCGCGCAAGAAGCCGACCACCTCTTCGAACTCAGCTTGCTGCTGTTCAGTGGTCAGGTCTTTCTGAGAATCAGAGATGAGTTGTGTGCTGCCTGCTTCAGGTATGCTGGTGTAGCGGATGTCAGCTTCTGGAGTTAGTGAGTCAATGTAACCTGAAGGTTCACTCCCATATCTTGGATTTTTAACGTATACCCGTGAGCCTATAGAGACGGCTTCGTCGCCGCCGATAACAACACGTCTATTGGATACGTCTCTGAACTCACTAGACCTAATCGGGTTGTAGGACACTTCAGTGTATTCAGAAATGTCTTTAGGTATCGTCGACGTGCTTACCAACTTCCCAGCCACAGTTGCCAATGGTGTCTTACCTTGACCTGCTGCGATGCGAATAGCTCCACCTTTTCCACTAATGGCTCTTGTCCTCATATCCACGTTAGTGAGGTGGGCCATAGGCACGTAAGACAATGGTGTACCTACTCTAGTGGCCGTGGATGAAACTGGCTCGTGTAGCGTTACTGCATAGACTGCATTGCCGTCTTTCACAGATTTAGTATAAGTTGGGATATCTATACGAACCTCTACAAGTGTCTCTGGATCTACCTTGACACCCACTTTGTCGACTTTAGCCGTTGATATGTATTTGCGAATGCTGCTTTCCGAAGGTGTTTTTTCTACGCCTTTAACCACAAATGGATCGATAGCGTCTACTGCTCTCGCATAGTCTTCTATGGTAATTTGTCCATTTGCTAATCGCACTGCCGCGACAGATAAAATAGGGCTGCGGTTATTTTGGTTAGCACGTTCTGCGGCATTAACCTCTTCATCTGTTTGTGGTTCATAAGTTTCTCTAAGGCTGGCTTCAGCATTAGTCTCAGGAGCGGACATCACCGAAGTGCGGAGGGTCATCACGCGCCCTGCTTCCTGAATCCTGTTCGATGCTTCATGAACCGCTGACGCAGCCTGCTGCTTGAAAGGAACAGCCGAAGAGCGCATGGTCGACTTGCTGAGGTCGACAACATCCTTCAGGGCTGAGGCGTACAGAGCATTCTCTTTCGGGCTGATCTTACGGAACATCGCAACCATCGCATCCAGAATACGGGCGAAGAAGCCGCGCTGGCCTACAGGAGTGTCAAGAGTCTTGATGAACTTCTGGAAGTCAGGGTCGAGCAAGAAGTTAGCGACGAACTCGTCCATGTTTTCGAGACCTGCTTCTAGCACGGCATTGGTGTCGGCGGAATTGCTGTCAGCTACACGTCGATACTCACGCTGAGCGATCTGATACAATCCTTCCAATCGACGACGAGCAGTCTGCTGACGTGAGTTTAGAAGCTCATCAGGCTTGGCGAGCGTGTCGGACATGAAAGCGTGAACGTATTCCTCCAACAGCACGTTTTCCAAATCGATGCCGTTGGACTTCTGCATGTTCAGGAACACGCTGTGCTTGCCGTCGGTGTGGCGGACGTATTCACCAGCAATGTCGGCGTTACTCTGTCCCATCGAGAAACCGACCTTCTGGATGAAGATCTTATCCTCAAGTAGGAGTTCGGCGACCAGTCGATGAGACTTGTTCTTGCTGCGCTTACTGATCTGTTCAAGCGCGGCGATCACGGAACTAGGATCGCCAGACTTAAGTCCCAGTCGCTCAGCTTCGATAGTGTTTTGTTCCAGCGCGTCTGCGTCGGAAATCTTACCAATCACCGCACGAGATAGGCGACGGCGCATCGCACCATCCATTGATCGAACGAAATTGCGGGCGCGCGCTTCGGTAACGGGTTGGCCCAGTGATTCACTAAGTTGGTGGCGGACTTCAGAGATAACGTCGGGGTTAGCAGAGGCGTCGCCGTCAATGCGACCGAACATCGAAGTCAGGCGGAGCGCGTTGCGTAGTTCGATTCCAGAGCGGAAGCCGCCACTTTCGAGCAGCGCAGTGAACTCCAACGCAGCGGGTCGAGTAGCATGGTCACCTGCGGACATCCATGTACCGATGCGGGCCATGAGGTCACGGGTATTCATGCGCTGTACATGGCTCACGGTTCCTGAATCAGGGTTCGTGTAGATGGACTGGAGTGCAAGGTCGTTGAGCGCGTCACGCAGCATCGGGTCGGTATCGACACTGTCGATAGCGGTATCTATAACATTGGTCACCGTGTTAAGGAATGCCCCCTCGTCAATCTGTTCAGCGGGGTCGATGCCGCCAACGTCGAGAGTACCATCACGAAGTTGCTGGGTGTCGATGACATTAGTACCCACCTCTTCGGTGTCGATCGAAACGAGTGCTTTGTTTCGCTCGTTGACGCCGCGCTCGCGCTGCTGCTGAGCGTAGCGATTGAAGGTCCGCTCAAAGATCGAGTCGAAGGTCGGCATCACGCCGCCGTCAAAGTCGGGATTGTTGAGGACGAAGTCTTCGATGAACTGGACGACGACTTCGGTATGAGTTGGCTTCGCTGATTCCTTGAGACGGAGCATAGGCGACAGTATTTCGGCCATTTCGCTCAACTCAGGGTCACCACTTAGGCGGCTACGCAATTCGGCGATCGCTCTCTTTCGGCTAGACGGGTTGATCGTCTTGCCTTTAGGAGAATCAACCAACGTGCGTCGGCGACGAGAGTCCATGAAATACTTGTGCAGCTCGTACAAGTGAGACGTCAGAGCAAATTCAGTTGCCGTCGACTGCACAGTATAGTCAGCGAACTCTGAATCCATTTTGAAGTTCTTGCTGCTAAACAGTTGCCCGATTTTATCGGACATATTGCGTTCTGCACCAAGCTCTGAATGTGCCATCAACAACTCATTCAGTTCGTTTTCAACAGGGGGGAGGCCCCTGAACTGAACTTTTGCGATGTTTTCAAACTGGTTGTTGTTCGGTCTCAGGTCGGTAGGTGCATCGACACGAGTGATGGCAGACTCTAGCATCGAACCATCTTTGGACGGCATGCGAACGTCAGTCACATACCCCCGCTTAATATAGGGTTTGATGGCGGGGTTGATGTTTTTCGTGCCGTTCGGAGCCCGCACTGGAATGTTGTGTGCCAGCATTTCGGCTACGACCACAGGATCGTTCGTGAAGATCCCGCGACCGTCTGCGTCTAGTGGCATTTTGATGCGGCCAGTGACGGTCTTGTTTTGAGCTGGATCAAAGTAAGTGCGTTGTCTGGTAGAAGCGCGGGTTTCTGAGATCTGAGAAGCATCAGCTTCGATAGTGGGGTAATACGTGTAAACCGCATTAGCCACGAAGTCCGACTTACTCTTCATGCGCTTGTTATCCACGATCGTGCCGTACTTGATACCAGAGCCGAATCGAACGGGGTAACCCTGTTGAGCGAGTTGAACTGCGCTCAGTGCTTCAGCCAACTCTTCTTCTTGAGCCGTGTCGCCTTCTTTGAAAGGTTTCAGGTCAAGCTCAACTTTCTTACCCACAGCAAAAGATTTGCGGCGTTCTGAATCTTTCGGAAACACATATCCGATTCGTTTAGGAGCAGGATCGAGATCCTCCTCTTGATCAGGCAAGAAGAAATCCACATGCTTGGCGTTGTTAAGTGCAGCTTGCTGCGGGTCAGCACCAGCAGCTTCCGCCGCGCCAGTGACATTGGGCGGGAAAAGACTGTTAAAGGGAGCCGTGCGACCTGTTTTCGATGTCGAAAGGATAGACATCGCAATTCGACGATCGAACAATCTAGGACCCTCCATGTCGTCGATAGCCAGCAAAACCCGTGCGCGCGCGTCTTCGGCAGGCAGGGCTTCGAGACGTTCGATAATCTGCTTAGGAGTTGCAGTTTCTTCAGTGTTTAGATCAAGCTCAAGCTGTTCTTGTGTTGGGGCAGGAGGAGCAGGCTGCTCAACGGGGGCGCGTTTAGGAATTTCGGCGGGTATGTCCGTCGTGTTGTTTTCCTGCATGAAAGCAATTTCATCTTCCAGTCGTTGGATCTGTCGTTGTTGTCTGCGGCTACGCTTCTTGTTCTTCCGACCACTAGCTGGTTCGATCATCAAAGTCGCAACCTGCAACATACGCTCAGCGACGGCGTCCTCGACTTCTTTGGTGGGTAGGGAAGGTGCTTCTCTATCTGCTATCTCTTTCCTCAGCTCAAGCAGTTGTGATTCTTCGCTGGTCGGGATACGGATATCTTGCGAAACCATAGTGTCGGGATTACTGGAATCACCGACCAGTCGGGTGCGGGGGCCAAGCTCTCGTTCAATAGCGACAAGACGAGCATCGACCGCCGCGAGAGTAGGTCTTGGTTGTCCAGTAGGAGTTGCTGGGGCCCCGTCAGCAGTTGGCTCTACGTCGAGCCCCAACTCAAGCTGCTCTTCATCCTGATCAGGTGCGGCATCGGGTTTTTGAGGAGTGGCTGCTGCCTTACCACGTTTCCGCGCTTTTGATGTCAACAGAGCTGCAACCGCCTGTGCGGTCATAGGGCTATCTGTAGTTGCGAGTCGCGCAGTGACGTCAGTAACAAATTGGTCTTGCAGTTGGCGGGCTTGGGCGGCTTTCTCGTATGTGTCAGGCGCA